AATAACAGGGAATGCAGGATAGTTTTCTTCACGGACGAGCCGTTCTCCGGCATCCTTCGTTACCTCATAAATCTGCTTATACGCCTGTTTTTCCTGCACCAATTCGAGCGCACCCAGTCCATACTTCTTTTCTGCTGTACGATATACGCTAAATCCATCTTCCTCGAAAAGCTCAACAGTGATTGGCATACGGTTCCAGTCCAGAGAATAGAACCTTGCGCCAGCTCGCATCTTGCCGGATTCAGCATCCTTGATCGGCATATATTCCATCATGGAAAACACAGCATAATCGCCATCGTTATAGAACGTATAACTGACTTTCTGCTGAATTGCCAGCAATCCGGCATCCATTACCGTACTGTCAAAGCTCTTTCCGACTGCTTCCTTCGTGGTGTCAATAAAGATGGTTTCACCTTTGTCGTCGAGTTCTTCTTTCCGACTGGCAAACGACACACCGTTTCCCAGCAAATAACTGTTCCGCTGGACAGTAAAACGGTGGAAGAAATTACTCGCCAACCTGTGATTTGATGAAGCGAAGTCCGGCATCGGAACACCAGTAACGTCATACACCATTTTGATGAAATTACAAATGGTTGTATTCAACTGCTGATCGTACTTATCGGCTTCCTGTGCGGTTTTGTATTCTTCACTTCGTCTGTACTGTGCAATCGCCTGACCGAGCCATTTTGCCCGGTCAGCTTCATGCTTCTGAAACTCTTGGAAAGTGATTATCAAGTTATATCACCTCACTTTGTTAGTCATGCACACCTGATGTATTGCGTCCAATTCGTCAGTTCAGCATGGAACAGATATTGTAGTTCCTTCTTCTTTTTTTGCTTTCTTCTGGTCTTTTTTCTTTGCAAAATAGTACCCAAAGATACCGCCAGCAAAACCAAATACTCCGCCCACAATATAGAACAACAGTATCATCCAACCTTCAATCATTGTTTTCATCTCCTATTGCTGGTCAATATGAAAACACCATGCTAAAGTTGCTTGTATAATCCTGATACAGTTCCGGTGCAAAACTACTTACACTGATAGCAAAGCAGCAGGAATCAAGACCGGAAATATCATCAGGAATTTCCACTTCAATTGGTGATGCTGCTGTGCTTCCTTGATCCCATGAGGAAGTTGAACCGGACAAGCACCACGCACCGATGTTGTACGTTGTTTCTCTTTTCGTTGAATCAAAGTAATACGATCTTGTTTTGAAGTTGCCAAGCGTTGTACTGAATTTTACCTTCTTTGCACCAGCAGGAATCATAATCGGAACAAATCGGTACGGCGATGTGCTTACATCAGATTTACTCTCAATCGGATAAAGCCCTGTTTCCTGATCCGCAGCAACGATCATCATGCCTGTTGTTGATGTCTTTTTGTCTGTTGTCATTGCGTTACCAGACGAAGAACGTCTGAACGGACTGTACCCTGTTATAGCCTTATATGGGACTACAACATTATTGATCGTAACAGAACAGGTTGCAGAGAAATTTCCGCAAGTTGCTGTTATCGTCACCGTTCCAAGACTTACAGGAGTTACAACGCCATTTTCAACAGTGGCAACGCTTGTATCTGAAGAACTCCAAGAAACCGCATCAGTTGTGTTTGACGGTTCAGGTGTCGCAACAAGCGCAAACGCATCCATTGATGTGACGGACTTTGTTGATTCATCCAGTGTGATTCCGGTACACGGTATGGCTTCTCCGAACTCCACCGTGTCGAGCTTATTCGCTAAAAAATTTGCTCCTTTGATTACAAGTGTTTTAGACATTATGTTTCCCCCTCTCCTTACGCAATCACAGTGCTGTTGTACTCTGTCAGTGTGCTTCCTGTTTCAACCTGTTTTGTACCGTAACTGCACCCATGTGCAACTACATCGTACAGGTTTATTTCTATGTCTTTCGTTGTATTGTCCACAGCAAGGCAATTCTGCATATACTGAACACCGTCCGTATTGCGTTCGCTGTTCTGTGTGAAATAGATTCCATACACATTATGAGTTGCCACAACGTTTTTAACGGTAACATGAGAACCGTATGAAGGTGTAACACCACCCTTTTTGCAGTATGTCCATATACCGCCGTCAATAATGCCTGTTGATTCGTCATGGTGTGAAATGCCATCATCATAACAAAGCACCGCATTACAGTTATAGAAAGATGTATTCCCACCGGAAGCAATACCGAATCCGTCAGCACCGGCCTGTGCAGCATTGCACTCCCACATATCCCCGTTGCAGTTCTGGTATTCAGCAGCTGATCCGTAACAGGTGAAGAAGAAACCGCAATCACGCATTATCAAACCGCTTACAAGGCTTGCATGAAAATCGTAATAGGGGAAGAATTGAACATCTATTCCCTCAATGTAAATATCAGTTGAGTTGTAGATATAGAATCCTTTTGTAATGGCTGTGAATGTATCATCATTCAACCGTTTGTATGTTTTTCCTTCCATGCTACCGCCTGTCGGATTGACATACAGATCAGTACCATCATAGAAGAATGTTCCTGCTGTTGCTTCACACTCCACAAGTGACAACTTCGGCACAAGTCTTGTGCAAGTGAGTATACTGTCTGTGATTTCCCACAGAATAGCGTTGTACGTTGTCACTCTGCCGTAATAAGCAGAACCGCTATAAACCGGATCAACTTCCTCACTGACAAACACTTTGTAATAGCTTGAATCCTCACCGACTGACAGAGCAGTTTTCCATATAGAGTTATATGCTTCAAAACCTGTTACATCAATGGAGTTGTCTATTTTTGCCTTTGCCTGTCGCTTATGCGATTCAAAGATATTGTTTTCTTTTGTGTTCGTATTGCAGATAATAGAAATACCATGCTTACCGTTTATATTTACCTTCTGATTTTTATATTCACCCGGAGCAACCATGATCCGCTTGAAACCATCATCAATGGCTTTTTGAATTGTAGCAAACGGATGCGTTTCGTCACCTTTGTTTGAATCAGATCCATTTGTGGCAACATAGCAAGTATCACCTTTTGCCGTTACAACTCTGCCATTTACCACTCTTAAAACAACATTTCCGTTTTCATCAGAAAAATCAAGATCCGGTACGGATGTTGTGCTATTTTTCTCTTCGATTGCATTCTCACTGTCAAAGTTTTTTGTTTTAATACCACCATTTTGAAACCGTGCAATCACCTGACCGTTTTCGTCTGCTATATCTAAATCAACACCTGTTTTTGTGCTTGTTTTTTCTTCCGGTTGACCAGCAATTTCGTTCTTTACGTCAGATACGTCACTTTCCAATGTAGACAGGGTTAACAGAACATCGGAAGCAAGTTTTTCTTCCGTGATAGAACCGTCTGCAACCTCAATTTCCGGGTGATCTTCTAAATAGTTATTAACTGCCTGTGCAATATCTTCCGGTGAAGCCACGGGAGCGTAGCTCTGTATTAACGAAATGACTTTCGATATTGTCAGCATATTATCACCCCTCCGATACAGGCTCGGTTTCCGTTGTTTCGGCTGTTGCGGTCTGCGCTCTCGGATTCATCCATTCTTGGGATTCTTCATTGAAGAAATATACATTACCCGTATCTACTTCAAAGAAGGAGCTTCCGAAAGCGAAATTGTCCTCGACAGGCTTTACGTGTGTTGACAGCCCGTTATACTCAACAAGCTTCTTTCCGCTTCCGTCGTTCAGAAACATTGCATCAACTAACCTCGGCTTACTCATTGTTTTTCAGTCCTTTCTTTTATTCATCTGACCGCTTTTGCGGCTGGATGTCTGTTACATCCTCCTGATCTATGTGTTCAGTAATTAACTGTTCAAGTTCTTCTTCTGTCGGCATCACATCACGCCCCTTTTGAACGGTGATACGTACTTGACCGGGTTTCTCGGATCGAAGTATCTGCATACACAAGCGGCACTGTCTGGGGCATCATCATTCGCCGCCTGTTCGGAGTAAGACATAATCTGATCGATGTACGCCTTGTCTGTTCCTTCAACAAATACGACATTTCCCCACCACTTACGAAGGAATGTAGCGATCTTCATAAACTTGTTCTGCGATTCGTTGTACGTGCTTACAATATCGCCGTATAACCGCCGCATTTCCTTGCCTACGAAGCCTTTGTCTGCATTTTCTTCCATGAGTATCGGAGAACAACGCAAACGTCGTGCTTCCGAACTGTAAAAGTCCATCAGCGTATCAATGTGAGCATTCCGCAACCTGCCGAACAGGTACATTGTGTTACCGTCACGCCGTCCGCAAGTCAGTGCAGAACCATCCTTGCCACCGTAAGCCGCATCGATGTGAGCAACCCCGTTGAACAGTACGGAAATATCGCTGGTAAACTGCGGATATTTCGTGAACAGCGCACCTTCGCTCGCCGCCCAAAGCCCCATGATGTACCGTTCATACAGAACAGTCCCGGCGTATTCCTTCTTCAATTCCTCAACGAAAACCGGATCAAGGAACGGGTTATCGTCAATAGAATACGTCTGATAATAGATATCAGCATCGGAATCGAGGAACTGTTTCAGCCAATGCAACGGATCTTTCGGGTTGAACGTACCGTCAAAGCATGAGTACGAATGATCCAAACGTGATTTCAGAAGTTCAAACACGTCCGGTGACCATTCGGCAACCTCGTCACCATAGCAGTATTTGACGGATGCACCCCGTAGCTTGCTGACCTGTGTTATCTTTTCCGCACCCAGCGCATAACAC